AATCGTAACGCTGGAGCCGGATTCAATAGTGATTGGCCCAGCACTCAAGGCATTGTTGCCTGTCCCAATTACATAAGTCACTGGTGTCCCCACTATCCCTATAGTATTCTTCATTTCATAAAGTCCTTTAGTTGTTGAATTAGCATCCGTATCTAGTGCTGCCCAAGATGCTCCCGTTGGACTTCCACCATCTGTAGTTAGATACTTTCCTGAGTTCCCTGTTTGACTAGGAAGTGCATCTACTGGTGTCCAAGTGGCAGAAATACCATTAGTACCTAAGTACTTTCCTGAGTTTCCTGTCTGACTAGGGATAACATACCCAGAAGCAGAGGTTGCTGAAGCAGCACTTGCTGTCGCTGAATTAGCAGAAGCAGTCGCACTTGCCGCAGAACTTGTAGCTGACCCCGCACTAGCTGTAGAACTTGTGGAACTGTTCCCTGCTTGAGTGGTAGCTATGACGGCTTGAGCAGTCGATATACCTGCTTGGGTTGTTGCTGTAGTCGCATGACCTGAAGCCGCGTTGATATTACTAGCGTTACTTACAGCGGCATTGATGTTGCTACTATTAGAATTTACAGCATTAATGTTAGTACTATTAGCATTAACAGCATTAATGTTAGTAGCGTTACCTGCAACAGCATTTACGTTAGCTATCGCTCCCGCAACAGTATTTACACTGCCTATATTAGTAGCAGTAGTATTTACACTGCCTATATTAGTAGCAGTAGTATTTACATTGGCTATGCTTACTGCAACTATACTAACATCATTAGGGTTATTTAATAGATCCGCTGAGTCTGTCGCTACTTGAATAGTAAGGGACGTTGACGCAGGGGGAGCGGTGTCGAATACAACAGAGTTATTAATGATTGTGTAATCACTTTGACTTGTTGTACTGCTTGAACCACCAGAAGGAGTTTGGTATACTTTTACATGGTCTTGGGAGATTATACGGAAACCAACACTAAACGTGTCAGTTGATCCATCTCCTGTAAATACCTTATCTGAAATCATACTCTTTCCTTATTATTTTATTCATTAATTTAAACTGTTCTTGACTTGGAGTTGTACCTCCCTTTTAGGCTAACGGAGTCTATACAAAACCCTTTACTTCCTACGCTTTTTATAGTAATCTTTGTCTTCTGTGCTTCCCCCATCACAAAAGCTGCATCACCTTTACTTGTTGAGCTTGCGCTGCCTACTTGTACTTGTATCTTTTGTTCTGATCCTTCCCTTGTTTGTAGCTGTATCTTCCTTATCTGAAGCCTTCCTTGTTTGTCATCAGTCTTAGATTGTCCCCCTGTATTAAAGCCCCACTCACTTAGCTGTACATAGCTATAGTACTCTGCTATTGTATCGTTATTAGGGTCAAGAGTAAAAGTACCTCCAGCAGCCTCACAGGATGCTTTATCCGTATGGCTTCCTACTGTACATGTACCATCAGAGTTAGCAGGATCATCTATTAAGTCCCTATGATCTCTATTAGCAAAGTCACATCTTGCAAGACTTATCTTCTTAAGTACAGCTTCAGGTTGTACACCAGCGTGACAAATTAAATACAGATCATCGCCTAGTACTCTAATGGCTAAGATATTAGTATTAGCAGTTCCTACTTCCCACCTGTGCCAAGCTGATTGAGCCTTCTTATCACCTTCCCAAGTCTGGTTATAAACATAGATATTTCCCGCTGCTCCATCTTCTGCACTAAGGATAAATATCATATCGTACTTGTCGCTTACCTCTAGGTCTATAGCATTCTTAGGAATGTAGTCACTAACGTGTGCTGTTATGTCGTCTGCTATATTATCAACAGAGTCAGGTACGTTATAGTACTCTCTTACTTGTGTTCCTTCTCCTTTATTTACTGTAAAGTAAGTATTAGAGCCGATAGGTTTAGGCTTGGTCTTAGAATTAAGTTGGTACTCTGTTGACTGACTTATAGAAACATTATCAGGTCTTAGTTCACTGTCAGCACTTAAGATGTACTGGGCGTTAGCACCAAAGAGTAATAGGTTTCGTTTGAACGGAATAGCATACTTCAAGGAGACTACTTTATTAGAATCTACAGCAACATCTATAGTGTCACTAGCTAGTAAGTCAGTAACAGTAGTCCTATAGAAGTTTTCATAGATTCCTGTTTCACTTAATATAATAGAGTCTTGACTAATCATCCCTAATCTATTCCTGTAAAAGAATAAGTCTTCTATTGTACTGCCTACAAAACTAGGCTGTGGATTACTGAAGTCGTCCCCTACTTTCCTCTCATCGAAAGAATAAGGGCTAAACGTAAAGTTAGTAAGTGATGACCTGACAAGGATATGAGGCATAGTACTGTCCTTGAACCCTGCTTTAAGACCTGTCTGTATAGATTCTTTCCATACACCATCTGAGTAAGCTGTCCAGAAGCCTTCAAAGTTATTCTTTTCGTCTCCTGTTACTTTTATAAGCGTATCTACACCATCGTATTCACCCATATCTTCAGGTAAGTCTTGTACCTTCCTTATATAGCCCCACCATCCTTCACTAGCTTGGTTACCGAAAGTATCAGATACTCTCCAGTAGCCTGTATTATTCTTTAACTGTCTTAGTATGCTACCTGAATTAGTTGCATTAGACAACTGGGAGCTACCTGCTAACGTGTTAGCTACTGTTAAGGAGTTCTTACCGAAAGCATTCGCGCCTGTTGTACTAGCTGCCTGTGCATCTGTGGGTACTGTTATACTTCCTGTATTAGACTCTATCCTGTACTGGTAAGTACTTGCTTGTTGGTTGTCTGTCCCACCATATGCTACATAAGTTCTCTTTACCCAGTAGTAAGCATACTTTTTGTTGTAGTTAATGTCACTGATGCCATGTGTATAGTTAGTACTTTCCTCTACTACTCTTGTTTTATTTACAATAAACGTAGTATCTCCTACTGTTGTAGAAGCAAAGGATTCTTGCGGTATAGCACCTGAAGGTATATCCAAATATGAGTCAGTTCCTGAGTCTACCTTTTGACCGTCTAAGTCATAGACAAACCAAGCACCATCTATTATTGCTACTATGTATGCTTCTTCCCCATCCCCTCTCTCGTAGGAGTAGAAGTAAGGTAGCTTCCCATCTAAATCAGGAAGGTCATCAATGAACTCTAATGGAGGTCTTCTCCGTGTTCCATCTACAAAAGATACAGTACAGTTTACCATCTCTTCTACTTGTGAAGGATGTCTTGCTTCAGGTGCTTGTTGTGATACTCCATTCACAAAACTAGTTATTGTTTGGTTTATTTCACTCACTAGCTACTCCTTAAATTCCTGTAGGATTCTGAGTCCTAACCATCGGTCTATTAGTAGCACCGTCATCATAGATACTGTAATCACCTAGTCCCATTTCTTCTCGAATCAGAACAGAGTGTGACATTATTGTATCTTGTCTGAGTACTGTAAGTGTTTCATCAATCCCTATAGCCCTTAAGTATAACTTCTCTTTAGCCATATTCACTATTACTACCTGTGCATGACTAGGTAAATCATCGAAGTCTATGTTCCAGATAATGTCAGCAGTTACTACTTCTGTAAACTTAAAGTCGTGTGTTGACTTGTTATATAGTTTATTGTCCTTTGCTATATAGTCAGAACTAGAGGTAGTAGCATCTACAGACAAAGCACCATAAGGTATTACAATTGTATCTGTATTGTCCGGTATTAACTGCCACTCAGTGTCTGTATTAAAGATAAAGCCTTTACTTAGTAGTTCTACTTTTGCTTCTTCAATGGCTACATCTGCAAGCTCTGCTTCAAATACACCTACGATAGAGGCTACAACAGAAGCGGATGGTTTATCAGCAGTAGCAAGCGCACCGTAGTAATGTCCATCAGGCGTATAACTACTTGTAGCTGCATTTTCAAAGACTGTGCCAGTGAATACTTTTAACTTATTGACATCTGTATCGTAGTAAGAATCTCCTTGTGATAATACTTGTTGCGCTAACGGCCTCTCTCCTATAGTAGTCAGTAGGATGTTGATCGCATCATTTAACTTTTTCATTTTTCCCCTTTACTAAAGTAAATAGTTGAAAAAAAAGGGACACACCCTAGTGATTAAACTAGAATGTGTCCCTAATATATTACTTATTACTTATCGGTGTTATGCGACAGTGAACACTTGTGAACAACCAGCGTTAAGAACGCCTTCGCCCATTGCATAAGAAGATACTAACAATGTTCCTAATTTCTCAGGAATATAGTTAGACTCAGACTTAATGTCCATTAACTTGACTACGCCTACTGCCGCTGGAGTAAATAGAAAACCGTATGTACCGGCTGGTACGTTGTTACTCATTACGACTGGAACACCAGCGATCTTGAATACTTTACCTGTATCAATACCACCATTAGTATCAGTCCAATCACGGTTAACCGCTTTAGAAGACTGAACAAGCAAATAGTATGCTGTAGGGTTAAGTACCAAAGTACGCTCACCTGTGATGTCATTACCATCGAACTTAGTTTGAGCATCAAATAATGCTCCTACTAACTTGTCAGGGAAAGCTGCTTTATCTGTCGCAGACGTTGTCCCACCTAGAGCTACCTTAGCGTTGTAAGCAGGTTGCCCTACCTTAACATTAGCAGTAGTCGCAACAGCACAAGCCGATAACTGGGCTGTTACTGCAACGTCTACTTTCTTAGCTAGAATCTGACCAATCTCAGAAGCATATTGACCACGTACTTCGTAGTGAGACATTGCTTCATCAAACTGATCTATAAATACTGATGCGTACTTACGAGCATTAATCGTAATTACTTGCTCTGCTGAAGAAATAGTATCAGCAGTAATGTCAGCACCGGGTGTGTGAGTACGCTCGGTAGTTAGTGCACCAATTACTGGGAACTGGGCTGACTTTCCTGAGCTAATGCTACGATTTGTAACTAGATTCAGAAAGACGTTCTTACGCTCAAATGCAGTTAATACTTCTCCTGCAAATACTTTTAACGCTACGTTTTTGTTGGTAGCTGGTGATACGCCAAACTCGAAGTTAGGATTACTTGTTGTAAATGCCATTGTCTTTTATTTCCTATTTTGTTTAAATTAAGTAGTTATTCCTTATATTACTTTTTAAACGGTATCCTATGTTAAAAACCTCGGTTTCCTTGATAGGGCATTTATAATTGTACTTTAGAAATTAGTTTTTGCTATCTTAGCTTGTACTCTGGCTCTGTATGTAGAGTCACGTTTATAGTCATTGCTTCCGATAGCTCTCATCATTTCAGCTTTGGATTCATATCCTCCTGATGATGAGGTTGGTTGACCGGAAATACGATTACTTCCGATCAGGTTAGGTGTTGCAGATTTGTATCTGCTGTAGAGTCCTTGAACTGCAAACTTAGCAGAGTCCTCATTCGACAGTGCGCTATTGAAAGCCTTTTGTTCACTGCTTGTTAAGTTAGTACTAGCCCAGTCAACCATAGAGTTATACTCTTGATCACCTCCTACCTCTGCCTGAACTCTGTCAGCAAAGCTGTTGTTTATGGCTTCTTGTCCTCGGATATACTGGTCTACTGCTTCTCTAGGTATACCGGCCTGTTCTAACTGTTTGAATGATTTCTCACTAAGCTCACCGCTCGTATCGTACTCACTCTCAAGACTAGAGAAATCTAGCCCCGCGCCTTCTACTGCTTCTTTTGCTTCATCAGGCTCAGTAGGAGCAGTATCTTCCTCAGAAGGTGCTTCTCTATTTCCTAACTTAGACTCAAGCTCAGTATAAGCTTTTTCTAAATCTTCTACAGTGTTATACTTGCCAGCTAGTTTTGTCTCACCTTCTTCAGGTACTACAGTACTAGCTTTATCAAGGTCACTCCGTAGGTTTTCGTTTGTTGCTTGTTCGCTTCGGTCTACTGCGTCCATCATCTGTTGATCGTGGTCGCTTAGTTGTTGTCCGTTTTCGATTGGGTTTAGTTCTGCCATCTTCTATTGTCTCCTGTTCCTGAAACAGTATCTCACTTTCTGTGTATACTGTGTATCTGATTTCCCCCATAGTTAACCACCTAGTGCCTGTTGCGCTCCCATAGCTCCAGCTTGTTGTCCTGCTGATTGAGCTAAAGAGTCTGCTCCAACTTGTCCAGCTTGCTGCATCTGTTGCTGCTGCTGTTCTTGTTGCATCTGTTGTGGGTCTTTAATTATGCCTGTTACGTCCACTCCTAGTGAAGTAGCAACACGGTCAATAACAGCACCTACGTTAGTGTACTGTGCGAATATCTCAGCGCCTAGTAACTGTTGTAGAGTCTGTGCAAACATAACTAACTTATTGTAATCGTGGCCTCTTCCTAGTGCTTCTAGTCCAGTAACAATAACTGGTTCTACTAGTCCGTCAGGAATTTTAACCTTACTATTCTTAAAGATTATCTTAACTAGTGGTAATTGCAGTTCTTGACTTAAGATACTATAGATACCACCTAGGGCATCTTCCAGTTCTCCTGCAACTAATCTGATTTCTTCTGCTGTAACTCGTTCAGCGTTACGTCTAGCACCTTCTGTAAGTAAGAAAGCTGCTGCTAGTCTTTGCTGTAACTGTTCTGCAAGCTGGTAAGCAATCTGCATATCACTACCCTTCTGAACCTGTAGAGTAGTAACATCGTTAGCCCTTCCTTGTACGAAATCACCTGATCTAGCCTTAGCTAAATCCTTTGCTCTTGTTGTAGCAGTAGGATCAACCAAGAAAACAATCTTAGAGCTTGCACTAGCCCCTTCTACCATAGCTTGGCTAAGTGCTTCCAGACTTCTTAAGTCTCCTAAGTATTGCTCTACTAGTCCTCGTCCATAATTCTCTCCATTAATAGCTGTCCACCTTAATGCGAGAAATGGCATATCATCTTCTTTCAATACACCTTCTGATCCGGGAACTACTTCTTCGTTGACTTCTTGGTAGACAGAATACTTACCGTCTTCCATGATCTTACAACAAGTGTATAAGTCGTTCTCTTCTTCTAATAACTCTAGTTCAGGAACATCAGTAGGATGTACTGTTTCCCTTACTATGATTTCTATAATCTTTCCTAGAGCATTTCTTTTTACTACATACTCTTCTAGGTTGTATACTCTAAGCGTTCCTTCTTCTAGTCTCAAGAGAGCATTACCTGTTCCAATAAGAAGCTTAAGTGCTTCAAACAAAGGAACTCTGTATGCTTTCTTTTCGATAAACGTATACAAGTCTTTCTCAAGGCTTGCTAGGGTCTGATCTAACTCTATGAGTTGTTCTTCGTTTAAGTCCTGTAGCTCATCTTTATTTGGCATTAGCCTAAAGAATGGAGCATTAGGAGGTAACAAGGTAAGTAGTAACTTACTTGCTAGATGGTTGATAGCTCTACTTCCTAGGGACTGATAAGGCGTAGCTAGTACGTCTTGCTCTTTGTGTCCCTGTGCAGTAAGTAGAGAAGGAATAGTAAGTTCAGCACAAGCCCTAGCTCTATCTAGGACTGTACTTTTACTTGTTTCTAATTTAGACCACCTAGACTTTAGAGTTGTTTCATCTTCCTTCTCTTTAGCCATTTATTTTAATTCCTGTCTTTAAGTCAGTTCTTGCTCTTTAATATTTTACACCTGTTCCAGTTCCCTGTCTTGACTTTGGTTTTATCTTTAAGTCCTTAGTTGAGGTATCAGGCTTCACTGGTTTCTTCTTGACCTTATTAGGTTCATAATCATCCGATGCTCCGAAGCTTCCTCTAGTTGGTGCAGGTGCTTGGGTCTTGATTATAGGA